TAGAGCCGACACGCTTATTTCGCCCACTCTATTCGCCAGGGGTGGACGTTAGCGCGGTAAGGCGAATGGCGTTTGCGCACGGCTTTTATCATCCAAGCATCACAGCCCATTACGCAGGGGCGGCACGGGTAAGCGGTGAGTGCCCGTTATTGACTGGCAATCGTGTAGACCTTCCCCAGTAACCGCCGAGAGTCCATGTTGATTCCTAACGTTTTATTGCATTCCTTCATCGGTGCGTGCGTCTTTTGCTTTTCACAATTTGCCGCTCCTTCGTAGTGGGCTGTATGCGAACTGTTTTGGAAGGGGGTTAGACGATGTATCTATCCAAAAAGAAACGACCTGCGAGCCGCCAAGCATACACAGGCCGTTACCCCATTTGGGGACTTGAAGAACCCAAGTTCAAAAGCAATGCACGCGAGTTGTACCGCTACAGCGAACAGGGGTTTTTCACGCGTTACATTGTACCGCCTAGCGACGTAATCGACAAACGCCGCATTCAGCGCGGTAAGCGCCTGTTGGGTGTCCACTCTTACGAACTGCTCAAGTACGGCTATACCGTCGGCGATTTGACCATTTCGCTGCTCGTGGCTGCTTGGGTGTGCCTGTTGTTCTATGCCACGGCGTTTGGCTCGTGGGTTGACGTATTGGGGGTTTAGACATGCCTTACAAGAATGATTTTGCGGTGCTCACCGACGATGAATTGTCCACCAGCGGTTTCGCCGCGTGGGAAGAACAGCCCATCACAGTACCGCTTAACGTGTGGACGGCGCTCAAAGAGCGCGTAATCCGCGCCGAGTACGACAAGCACGAAGCCGAGACGAAGTGGCTTAACGTCGTGAACGAGCGTAACCAGCTTGCAGACAGCTTGAAGCAATACGAAGGGGGTGAGTAGCATGGGCGTTGCTGTTCTCATTTTGGGAGATAGCGGCTCCGGCAAGTCAACGTCTTTAAGAAATTTCGAGCCCGGCGAAGTGGCTATCTTGTCGGTGCTTGGTAAGCGCCTACCATTTCGCAAGAAGCTAGACGTGCTTAACCACGCCAACTATGGCACGGTACAGCAGGCGCTCACGCGCAACAAGCGCAAGGCGTACGTCATTGACGATGCGGGTTATCTGATGCAACTCGAAAACTTCAGGCGCGCCAAAGAGACTGGCTATTCAAAATACACTGATATAGCCCTTAACTTCGAGCGCCTTATCGAGTGGGCAATGCAGACGGACGAAGATACCATCGTCTATTTGATGATGCACTACGACCGCGACGCAGACGGGCGCATGAAGCCGCGCACGGTGGGCAAGATGATTGACGAAAAGTTCTGTATCGAGGGCGCTTGCCCCATCGTGCTACAGTCCACGATCCACGACGGCAAGCATGTTTTCGTGAGCAAGGGTGACGGGTTCAACGCCGCTAAAGCGCCTATCGACATGCTCCCAGATGTGATGGATAACGACCTTAAAGCTGTAGACACTGCAATTCGTGAGTATTGGGGTATGGCTCCGCTCACGTCCACTGTTAGCGGTGATTCCAATGACTGACGCGCTCGACAAGCTACGCGCTATCGGCGAATGCGCCTGGTATCAGGATGTGGACGAATTCACGCATGAGCGCGTTTGGGTGACCGAGTGTTTCGGTTCTATCGACCCGGCGCTGTCCACTGTCATGCAAACATGCGTGGACGAAGAAGATTTGCAGTTCTGCCCACTGTGCGGAAAGTACATCAGCGAAACCACGAAAGCAGACTACGAAGCCGACAAGCGCGGGGACGCTGAATACCGCGAGGGCATCCGCTACGGCACGATGGGATACGGTGGTTAACATGGGCGAGTTTTTCGAAGAGGTGGCAGAGATTCCACGGCTTACAAGCACACATTACGAGTGGGCGCAAAAGGTTATCCCGGCGTTCGTTGAATCCGGCATCAAGTATGCGCGGCTCACGAACATACCGAAGTTCGAATGCACCTTCACTACCATGCTCGATACGTTGAAGCAGGTAGCCATTGCGCGGCGCGTGCGCGTTATTAAACGCGGCGACAACCTGTTCCTGTTTAACCTTAACCTCGTGGACGGTGATTAGTATGGGCTACGGATGCAGGCATAACAATTCCATCGTCATTGAGCGGCAGGATTTAGACGGCATTTGCAATGTATTTAAGCGCCGAATTACCGAATGTGAACGACAAGAGGACGCGTTCTATTACTGCGGTGCGCTTGACGCGCTGTGCATTATCAGCAATCACGAATTCCGCGACCAATCAGAATTCTTTGCAATCCTGGACGCACTAGCGGAGGTGAACAATGGCGAAGATTATCACGCCTGATTTTATCCGGTGCGATAGGTGCGGCTATTACGTACAGGATGGCAGCTACCACTCGCGCCTGATTGTTAAGGGCGGTTTCGGCGACTTGAACAGCAAGCGCACGAACGTGATAACCGCCAAAGATTTGTGCGGCAAATGCGAGCAGGAACTTATCGCTTTTCTGAGCGAACCAACCAACACGAAACCTATGGATCTAGAAGAAAGGGATTAGCAATGGCTCTTAAAGACATCAATTGGAAAGAGGTTAATGCCGCTGGTACTAGCAACCTCATTCCGGCTGGCGGTTACGTGGCTGTCATCCAGGACGCACAGGACGTTGAATCGTCTGAGTACGTGCGTTGCACCTACGATATCGCAGAGGGTGAACACGCTGGTTTTTTTGCCGACGAAACGCGACCGTATACCCACCAGTTCGTGCGCAGCTACAAGCAAAAGGCGTGGCCTTTTTTCCGCAAGTTTCTAGACATGCTCGAAGCTAGCAACCCGAATTTCAACATCGACGCATGGAACGGTAGCGCAAGCGCGTTTGTCGGCTTGAAGGTGGGCGTGATTATCCAGCGCGAAGACTACACGAACAATTCCGGCGAAGACCGCGCACGCATGAACGTTGAAGAATTCGCCACGGTGGACGATATCCGCAACAACCGTTTCAAGTTGCCAGAGCCGAAGGACAACCGCGAGAAACCGCAAGGAACGAACGGCACGCCCACGACCGCACAGGCGCAGGGCAACGCCGCTAGCGTGTACGACGCAGATTTGCCGTTCTAATGCCACTGGTGGAAGATACACGGCAACAAAAGGGTAAGCACCAAAACAAATCAGATTACTTTGATTCTATCGGGGAGTGTGTGGTTCGATGCGCGCTCCCCGTTGGCGATTACCAGCGCCCCGCGAAAGTTGCCGTGGATACAAAGAAAGACATTCTCGAATTGGGGATGGATCTAAAAAAGGACAATGCCCGATTCTCGCGTGAATGCAAGAAAGCCAAAGAGCTAGGGACGCAACTCGTGATTCTGGTTGAGAACACGGACGGCGTTTGCAACCTGCATGACCTCGAAGAGTGGATAGAACCTGATAGTTCGTTCGACAAGCGCAACCAACACGGACGCGCGAAACGCTATACCGGGTTATCCATAGCCAGGGCGTGCAACACCATGCACAAACGCTATGGAGTGCTATTTGGGTTCTGCACACCCGATGAATCGGGCGAGCGCATTATCGAGATTCTAAACAGGCTTGGGGGGTGAGTGAATGAGCCTGAAAGACGCTATACAACGCTACGGTCTGGGAATTGCCACGGATGCCGAAGCGACGGACACGGAAAAGGCGCGAAGCGCGTTGAACGCCCTGCAAGCATCGAACTACGGCTATGACGAATGGAAGAACATAGGCATAGCTTTTAAGGCCGCTAACGGCGAATTAGAGGATTGGCTAGCATGGTGCGCGATTGACGCGGCGAACTACGACGAGCGCGTTGCCAGGACGCTATACAACAACGCCGAGAAAGACGGAGCTATAACCGACCTAACACTATGGCGCTACGCGTGGGGAGCCGGTTGGACGTGGCACGGCGAGTTTGTTAAGCAAACAGTCGTTAAAACCATGCCGACCGTGCGCAAGTTCGACAGCGCAAGCGAACAAGCGGTTACGCAGCTCGAAGCGATGTTCGAACCGGGCGAATACGTCAACATAGTCACGTATGCAGTATGGGACGAAAAGAACAGCAAGTGGAAACCCGGCAACAGCGGCAACCAGTACGAGCGCGACGAACTGTGCGCGTCAATCCGCGAGAACGGCTTAGAAGCCGCGATAGGCGGTTATAACCACGACGCTGGTGTTTGGTTGCGCGTTAACCCCATGGACGGCAACGGCGTATCGGACAAGAATGTAAAGGCATACCGTTGGGCGCTGGTCGAATCAGACGATATGGCGCTTAAAGAGCAACAGCGTATGCTATTTGAGATGGGCTTACCGATGTGCTGCATAACCAACAGCGCGGGGAAGTCATTGCACGCCGTTGTGCGAATCGACGCAGACGGGAAAAACCACTACGCCGACCGCGTTAAATACTTGCATGACGAGTGCAAACGACTTGGGTTTTCCATCGACAGCGCGAACAAGAACCCAAGCCGACTAACCAGGTTGGCGGGTGCTATTCGCGGCGATCGTGAACAAACGCTTCTATATACCAATGAGGGCGCGAAAGACTTCCCGACATGGCAAGCCCAAGAAAAGGCCACCAAAACGCAATACGATTACGGCATCGAACCAATGGACATGGAAACGCCGCCAGTACTTGATGAAGTGCTAATAGACGGCGTTATGCGGCGAGGCGATAAAATGTGTGTCGCTGGCGCGTCCAAATCGTATAAGTCGTTCAGTCTAGTGCAACTCGCTATCGCTATGTCGTGCGGTACGCGATGGATGGGCTGGCAGTGCAAGCAAGGCCGCGTTTTGTACATCAATTGCGAGCTACGCGGCGAGTCGTTCCGCAAACGCGTGTGGGAAGTCGCTGACTCCATGAAAGCAGACCGAAGCGCGATAAAGCGCAACATGGACGTTTGGAACATGCGCGGAAGCGCCGAGCCCTTGCGCAAGGCCAAGCTACGAATCATCGAGCAAGCCAAAGAACGAGACTACGACATTATCATCCTTGACCCGATTTACAAGCTGTTCGACGGAGACGAGAACAAAGCACAGGACGTTGCAGCGGTGCTAGCCGACATGGACGAGCTAGCCGCGAGACTCCACGCGAGCGTTATCTATTGCCACCATCACAGCAAGGGAGCAAAGGGCGATAGGACGGCGCAAGACCGCTTTAGCGGCTCCGGAGTGTTCGCCAGGGATTGCGACGAGCTAATTGATATTTCACCGCTCGACACGCAAGGCAAAGACTTCACGGAGTACGGTTTTTCGGCAAGCGCCACGGCGTGGAGAGTCGAAACCGTTATCCGCGATTTTGCGCCAAAGAGCGCGGTGGATCTCGTGTTCGACTACCCGATTCACCATGTGGACAACACCGGATATCTAAGCGACTTCAAGATTCTTTCACCACAAAGCGTTGGCGGCACGCGAAGCGGCGAGAAACGGAGCAAGAAAGCCGACGAGAACGCCGCGAAGCTTGAGCGCTACTGTCTAGACCGCTTCAAGTTCTCGAACGCGCCAATAGCCACGAAGGAATTAGCCGAAATCTTCGAGTGCGATTCCAAAACAATCGTCAATTGGGCGAACCGCGCGGACGCACTGAGAGTCGAAAAAATAGGGTCTTCTAACGTCGTAATTTTGAACGACAGAAACGCGGGAACGAACTAGTTAATTCCCGGACGCGGGAATAAAGCGTATCACCTGCGGAAATAATCGGGAACGAAGGAATTAACTTAGAGTTCATTCCCGCAATCGGGAACGGAATTAACTCTTATAAAGGTAAATCCTTTTTCCGGGGGAAACAGGGGAACCCCCAAAATTAGGCGTAAAACGCCGCCTAATTATCGGGTGTTCCCTCGCTCAATCCCCGGACGCGGGAACAAACAATCACGAAGGACAACCGAATATGATTAAGGCGATTGAAACCGTGTACAACGGTTACAGATTCCGCTCACGGCTTGAAGCCAGATGGGCGATTTTCTTTGATGCGGCCGGAATCGAATACCAATACGAACCAGAGGGTTTCGAGATTGAGTGCCAATGCTATGGCGATTCCGACAAGTACCTACCAGATTTTTACCTACCTGAATTCGACGTTTACGCTGAAGTGAAGGGGAGCGACGAACAATTGAAGGCCGATATCGGGAAACTGATGGACGTTATCGACTTTCACGCAACACCCATTTCGAATAAGGGTCTAATAATCCTGGGAGATATCCCGTACACGGATGACGGCGACCTCATTCCGACGTTCAATATGCTTTCATGGCATAAGGGCGTAGTTGTCGGACGTTGCGCTTTCGTCTATTGGTTCAAGTCACGCGCTCCGCACGTTTTTATTTACTCCGAAACCGACGAAAGACCTAAATGCGGGTTCGACGATTTTCTAGGCGATACTGACAACCTTATCGGCGTTAAGGATGTACCAACTTTCGTATCTACGAAATGCAAGTGGGTTTCGCACTGGGACACAACGGCGTGCATTGACACATTCCGAACCATGTACCCGTACAAGATAGCGCGTCAAGCGCGCTTTGAACACGGCGAAACGCCGAAAGCAATCGAGATTAAGAGGTCCTCATATGGCAAAAACTAGCACCGACTACGCCGCCATGCGCGCCGATCTAAGCAACCACACCATGAAGCAGCTCCGCGAGATAGCCCGCGCCGATGGCATATGCGGGGGTGGAGAGCAATGACGCGTTACGGCATGCCATGGCAGGGCAGTAAATCGCGCATCGCCGAGTGGGTGGTGGACATTCTGCCGCCCAGTGAAACACTGGTGGACTTATTCGCGGGGGGTGGTGCTGTGACGCATTGCGCGCTGCTTTCGGGCAAGTGGAAAAGCATCATAGCGAACGACATGACCGATAGCATGATGGTGTTCTGCGCGGCGATAAACGGCGAGTTCGACGGATACGCGGCCTGCCCGTCTCGTGAAGAATGGCTGGCGTACCGAGACACCGACACGGCAATGGCGCTGCTCCATAGCTTCGGGAACGACAAGACCACGTATCTATGGGGCGAGGAACTTGAAGCGGTGAAGCGTCCCGCGTCGCTTATGGTGAGCAGCCCGTCGCTGTGGGAGCGGTACAAGTGGTATCACCGATTCATCGACGCGCTGGCCGAGTATTTCGACAAGGGCGGCAACGGGCGCGTGACCGAGCTAGAGTGCGTGGAAAGGCTCGTGCAGTTAGAGCGCGTGACACGTCTGCAAGGTCTGCAAGGTCTGCAAG